GACGCTTTTGGGAATATGGTTTGAATGGATCGAAAAAGGACAGCGCGAGAGCATCCAAAGGACAATGGAAATAAGGAGGGCGGGCAAGATTGCTGCAGAGGATACAAAAAGTACACTCCCAGTTAGAAAGACAGAGCGCGGCCGCATACATAACAGAGACAGTGACAAAGAGAAAGCGCAGGAGAGAAGAGTCATTTGATGCCGTTTTGCAGGCAGAAATAGCAAAGCTCAAGGCCTCGGAGAGAGGTCTGTAAAAAACAATCTAAAGTATTAAAGTTAGGAAAAACTATGGCATACATCCAGGATACTTATTACCTGGGAGATTATATAGCGACTGAGATAAAGTTTATAGGAAGGAATGGAGCCAAGGGTGAGAGGAGAGCCAAGAAGATAAAAGCTACTCCCGAGCAGATGGCAAGGCAGAATCAGTGGACGAGGGAAAAGAAAGAGAAATACCTGATACTTGCTAACTTCCGTACAGGTGATGTATGGGTGACTCTCAAGTACCCAAGAGGGACAAGACCGGATGCAGAGAGAATCAAAAAGGACTGGAAAGTATTCACAACGGAAATGAGAAAGCTATACAAGAAGCTGGGCATTCCGTTTAAGTGGGTGAACCGCATGGAGATAGGCAGGTTCGGAGGCCCACATATACATTTCCTCTGCAATCGCGTGGACAACATCGACACACTCATAAAGGACACATGGCACAAGACCATTGCTGATCTGATTGTCCTGGGCAAGAACTACGTAAACATTGCTCCATATGATTCAGACGGAGCAAAGGAAGTGGCAGAATATCTGACCGCCAAGCCGGACAAGAAGGGCATAGAGGGACAGCTCAATCTCTTCGGAGAGGAAGAGCAGAAGGTGTTCTGCAAGGTGAGCAGTTCAAGGAACCTAGTGAGACCGGAGCCTAAGCGCAAAAAGTACGCACACTGGACCATGGCAAGGTTCTTCAAGGATGGCATCAAGCCGGACAAGGGCTACTACGTGATGCCTAACACCGTGAAGGTGGGCGTCAACAAGTGCACAGGCTATTCATACCTCTACTACATGCAGCGGACTATCTCAGACGGCAAATCCCCCGGAAACCGCATAAAGCCCCAATGGGAGGCAGATTATACACATTATGAAAAAAGTTAACGTATACATCTATTCAGGTATCAGAACAATTAAAAAAACAGACGGAGCAGCAGGCTACGTTCTGTCATATATGACCAAAAAAGACATCGAAGCCACATTGAGCAACATAGTCTATCTTGAGGATGTGACGCGTCACGAGGCAGAGCTTGAAGTCCTCAACCAGGCACTTTCAAGGCTCAACACAAAAGACATTGAGATAGATATATACACCGATTCAAGCTACCTTACATCAGCGCTGGATCTTGACTGGATACACAAGTGGCAGCAGTCAGGCTGGAAAAATTCCAAGGGCGAGCCGGTAAAGCATGCCGACAAATGGCAGAAAACGTTGATTTTACTCAATGGGACACGATTTTACATATACACGAATCAACACCATGAATACAGCAATTGGCTCAAAAGCCAGTGTGAAAAGAAAGGACCAAAATGAAACCACTATCAAGTTTATTTTACGAAGCGTACGAGCCACGCCAGAAGCATTACAAGCTTTCAATGAGGCTCAAGGAAAGCGAAAACAAACACATCATAAGAATCACCCAGAACGGTCGGGAAATAATCAAAGTCACGGAAGAAAGCCGTGAGCAGGCTTTTAACGTGGCAACCAAGGAACTTGTTAGGAGATTCCCGATAAAGCGCAGATAGAGCTGAGCGTGTATGCAGAAAGAGAGGCAGCAGTTGAAGAACAGAACAATCAGCGGAGAAAAGCCAATTGAAGAACAGAAATGCTTTTACGACTCGAAGCAATGCACCATAGCGTGCAAGTACTACAGAACCTGTATACACAGCCCGCTGAAAGACAGGAGATGATTCAATGGACTTTATTATACAAAGCATCCAGAACATGATGGAGCTGATGTAGGAGGAAAACATGCCCAAATATACAAAATACTTAGAATTTTCACAGAAAGAAAGAACAGCAATCCGCGAACGTGACAATTACAGATGCATATTCTGTCAGGTAGGCTACAGGATGCCACCGGCAAATGAGATGGGGAGAAATATGCAGGACATAATGCACTATATCCCGCGGTCATCATTGGGACTTGGCATCAAGCAGAACGGAGCAGTAGGATGCCGTTACCACCACAATATGATGGACAACGGCAGCAGTGGAGACCGCAAAGAAATGCTCGGCATGTTCAAAGCATATCTGGATGTGTTTTATCCGGATTTCCCGGATAGTGAACGCAAATACGATAAGTGGAGCTTCCTGAAAGGAGACAAAAATCTATGATTAGAACAGAAGGCGGCAGAGTTGAGATTAAGGGAGACTATGCAGACCTGATATCCGACTTCGGATGCATAGCACGCGTAATAGGGAAAATCTGAAAAAAAGAGGATATTCACAGGAGCTGATAGAAACGAAACTGCACCAGATGGTTGACATGACATTTAAGAGCTTGGAAGAAATCAGAATGCAGACAGTTGTAGAAAGCATAATACTGGGAGCGTTAAAAAATGACTGATTTAGATTTATTTGTGTATGTGTCGCTTATTATATTCGCATCATTCGAACTGACACTTGCAATAATAGGACACATACTTATAGCAATCGAGGACAAGGAGGACAGACATGTTTGATAAGTTTGGAGAGTTTGATTCATTTAATGAGATTAACGAGCTTGCAGAAAACCTGCTCAATGAGGGTGATATAGAATCACTCAAGGTAGTAGCGAAAGAAAATGGAATACAGGCTGATTTCGTGGACCTGTACACGCATGGTGAAATCCCGGAGCTGTGCGATAAGCTCACGGCGGCACTCGGCAAGATCGATGTCGAGGCGGCAGAGCTTAAGCCAAAGGAAATAATGGAGGACTGGGTGGAGTACCTAAGAGGCCAGTGCATGGAGAATGAGCTATTAGCTCACAATGTCAGAAAGAAAGGCAAGACATTGAAGGGCTGTATAGCCGCCATCCTGATGTGGTCCTTCAAGAATCAACAGACAGTGGACAAAGATATCATCAAGGCAGCAGGTGTATCAGCAAGCAAAGTCACGCTCGGTATCCCGGGCATGGCAAGAGCCAAGAAGATAATCACTGACTACTACATGGGGAAGTA